TCATTTTGATCCGATTTGACGACTACGATCCCGGAGTTCCTGCTTCCTTTCTAAATCTGTCAGCACAACGGAAGACTTTACCCCGTTCTCATTGATACCAATTATGGCATGAGCAAACTTCTCCATTAATTCCGGAGGCAATGCTGCACCACTTCCGTCATTTTTGGGTGTACCGGTTACTGGAAGCGGTTGTGAAATACTTCCTCCGGAAGAAAAGCCTGCCATCTTGGACCGTATAACCTGATTCAAGTCAAGTGTGCGGATAGTGCCGGCTTGCTGCGACTTATCAATCATATCAAGGATAGGGCCAACAGTAGGATTCTCGACGGCGGCATTACTAGCCACCCACTCTTTTGACTGCCCCGCTGGTCCTTCTCCTACGATTACAGTCGGTTTGTCAATAAAGCCACGAGCATCCGGATCATAATCGGCACCGGCAAACAACTTTCCATCTTGAGCACGACGAACATCAATCTTGCCGCCATCTTTACGACCGGTTGCCACACGTTGACCGGATCCTTTTGAGGAACTACTTGATCCAGAAAGGGTCATATTCTTAACTTTTTGTCGTTCAGCATTAGCAGCAGTAATCTGAATAACAGATGTTGCTGCCAGCATTGCAGCTGCAATTGCTCCTCCAATCGGACCAAGTTGAGCAAAAGCCTGCATTATAGAAAGCCCAGTACTAGCTATAATTTCAGATACTTTGATAGCAAACTGTACATCAGCATACTTCTTTTCTATATTTAATTTCTTTTGTGCCTTCTCTTTTTCAAGACGCTCAATCTCATCCGAATTACCTTCAGCCGCCTCTATTTCAGCATTATATTTCTCATCAATATTATTTAATTCAACGTCCTTGAAAGTATTAAAAGCTGAAGACAGCATCTTTGTCGTAGCAGAAATTGCCGTTTTCATATTTTGAAGTATATTATCTCCAAAATCTTTCCAAAAATCCGGTTCATTAACACTTTCTAGTGCAGTACGAATTGAGCCAATGGCATTCACTAAACTCTCAACATCTCCAGCCAGCTCATTACCAGACATTCCATGAAGTAATTTTGCCGAGTTTTCTGCTAATTTATTCTTTTCATCATAGTACTTCTTTTGTAAATTAGATCTTGCTTTATTATACAAATTAGTGATTTCAGTTTCATCTTCACCATTCTGGCGTGCATATTCCAAAGAAGCTTGATAGTAAGAATCAAGCAACGATAGTTGTATATTAAGTTGACTCTTTAACTTTTCCTCCGGACTTAATTCCTCACCAATAAAACCACGTATACCTTCAATATTAGTTTGATAAGTCTGTTCTGCTTGCAACCTTTTATTAAAAGAATCTTGCTCCGATTGCTGAACTCTTTTTGCTGCATCCTTCACAGCCTTTTCTTTTAGTTCCAGATTTGCGATAGTAAGATTCTCCGTCTTATCTTGATATTCTGTTTCTATTCGTAAGACTTCATCTGCAAGGTTGGAAGCTGCTGTAACTTCTAAGATATTATATTGCTCTTGAGAGATTTTCTTATTCTGAAGTAAGAGCTTATATGCATTCAAAGAAGACTGATTACTATTTTTTTCTTTGTTCAAATCACTAATTCGAAGCTGTTCGAGTTCTCCGAGCATATTTTTTTCTTTTTCTAAAACGGCTTTAGTCTCATCGTCTGTTTTCTTTTTTGCTTTATTTTCAGCTTCTGAAGTAGCCTTAACAGTACCCAGTTCGCGATATTTCTTTATTAAATTATCCAAACGTTCAAGTTCTCTATTTTTCTTTTCAATATCATCCTTATTGGCTTCACTCCATGTATCTTGTACAGTCTGCCGTTCCTTCTCATATTTCTTTATCAAAGAATTAGCTTCCATCTGCTTTTTAATTTCTTCGTCAGAAAGCGCAGTAACTGTTTTTATCGACTGGATATATGGTTCATATTTCTTATTAATATCATCTACACCAGCAGAAAGAGACTTTTGATCATCACGTAAAGAAATGAAAGCATCTCTGAAAGCTGTCATATTATCATTGCTCAATGTAGAATGGAAATATTTACCAAAAGTATTCCAAAAATCCACCATACTTTTAGATGATTCATTAAAGAAAGCCTCTAAGCCTGGTTTTAATTTCGCAAATGTCTGTTGCCCCATTTGGCTTTGTGCCTCCAGCATTAAATACTCTATCTTCTCCATTTGTGTAGTTACATTCTTTTCTACATAATCAGCCATAGTCTTTGCTTTCATTTCTGTAGCAATACGGTTAATTAGAGCTTGGTTTGCATCATTTTGTGCACGAGTTATTTCTTTGAGTTTCGCACTTTCAAGGTTATAGTTACCTATCAAATCAGGATACCTATCATTCAACTCTTTCACCAAACGTGAACGTTCAGTAGTTCCCGGATTTGTTTTCTTCAATTCTTCAAAAATATTATTAAGTGATGCCCTCTCTACTGCTAATCGTTTATTAAACTCCCCTACTGACTTATCTGCCACGGATGTTTTATTACCGAACAAGTATAGTGCCGCAGCTGCTGTAGTAATTAGAGTTGTCACCAAACCAAGTGGAGAGGCCTTTAACACAATATTGAACATTTCCGTTGCTGCTGTGGCCAAATTGCATCTACCCTTATAAAGGTCCATCACAATCAATTTCGCGAGAAAAGCTTTACGAGATAAAACCAATTGAACTGCCTGAAGTTTTTCTGCAGTAATAGAAAGCATGGTACTTGAAGCATGTTTAGCATTCCAGGCGGTAGCAATCTTCTGTACTGCAATATAAGTAGTGACAGCAGTTGCTAATGTCACTAAAGCAGCTCTATGTTTCACTATCCATCCAATAAGTTTCATTGTACCGATTTCCATGCCTCCATACACGTCATCCCATTTTTCTTTTAAAGGCAGCAAAGTCTCACCGAGTTCTCGTTGTGCATTTTTAAATTCAACACTCTTCTGCATAGCTCGATCAGCAGCAGACACATAATTATCACCTGCAGCAGCCAACTGTTTATCAACAATAGAAGCAACAGCTGACATAAAGTCTCCCGTTTTAGCCATTTCTTCATTTATTTCGGCTGCCGACAATCCCAAGTTATCAAGGATCATAACTGATTTACGTCCAAGTCCGGTGACAATTGACTGAGTCATATAATCCACAGACTGCCCAGTCTGCTGCGCCTTTAATTGCGCAAATTGCAGATATTTACCAAGATCCTCTAAAGGTATACGGAAGTCTTTAGCTTGAACTGCAGCTTTCATCAAATCCAAGTCCGTAACAGTATCTTTTGTGGACTTACGAAGCTTATCAAGCATAGTACCATCATCTATTGCACGGAAAGCCTTAGTTACACCATCAGCAGATTCAGCCATTTCCACTCCTTCAAGAGCTATATCTTTCATCTTCGCAAGAGTATTGCCAGCCCATTCTGCCATTTTTGTAAACAGGTTACCCATCATTACAGATATCGTACCTTCACCTTTAGCCAGTTCTGCCATTCCTTTTGCATTACCTTTCAAGTCGGACATGCGTTCGTTCACCTTTTGCAACTGGCGTTCCAAATTCGCATATTCTTCTGGATTGAGAGCTTGAGACATGTTATCCAATTGAGTCCGCAAATCTTTAGCTTGCTTCTTAAGCTGAACCATAGACATCGCATTGACATCCAACTTTTTTCGCATCTCATCGATCTTCTTATTATTTGCAGAAATTTGCCGAGTGTACTCCTTACATTCTTTTGAAAGATTCTGGTACTCCTCCGATTCCTTTTTACCCTGCGCTTCCAACTCAATCATAGCTTTCCGTCGTTCACGCTCTTCTTTTTTCAAAGTCGACGTCGCTTTTGTCAAAGCATGTATTTCCTGTTGTGCCTTGGACGTTTCTGCTGACACAATATACTTTATTTCATCTTCGGAGAGATGCTTACTTTTTCCCATAGGTTACCAGTTTTGAGATTTTTCATATAGAAGAGCTTGCTCCAGTTCATGTCGGATTGTATCCTGAATTTCTTTTGTAAAACCATAACGTAGTTCGGGAAACGTCTCATGATAGAGAACACCCCAAACCGTACGATTATAGAGAGCTAAATTGCTACGAATATGACGGGATACACGGTCGCTCCCTTTTCGATACCGAATATCCAAGTAACGCAAATAAGGAAGAATACGTATGTAATACACCTGTCTACCCTCCGCTTCTTGAGAAGTAAAAGGTCTACGTTGGATATATGACATAAGATTCCCTGAACGGGTATTAAGATAAGTACGAACTACCTTCTCTTGGGTTTCATAAATCAAATTGATGCCTTGTGAGATAGTATCGTGAACAAAACGTTTTTTAATTAATTCATCTGTGACCATAATTCGCTGAACTTATTTTCAGCGAATTTACTGGAAGCTATCAGGAGAGGAAAGGACAAATATTAACGACGAAAGATATACCAATAGATAGGAACTCCCAACAAGGGAGTTAAACATATAGAGAATATGAAGAATAAGAATTTCTCCATCCAAGACCGATGCATTGTAAAAAACGGCATCAGCAAAACAGTTACTATTAAAATAATGAACAGTACCATATCAATGATTTATTGAGTCAAATATAGACAATTATTCCGTGATATCCAAGTAATTACTCGGAAGTGATCACAACTAAGAATCACTTCCGAATAGTTTTTATTTGGCATTCTTCAGTTCAAGCATCCACCGGAAATCACATCCTGATGCTCCGGGTCGGTTTTGAAACTTAAAGCCTGCATCCGTCATAGCCTTAAAGATATCATCTTTCGATATATTGGCTCCTGGATCCAGTTTTTTTATAGACTCGTAAACTTCATCGGTCGTAAACCAGTGTGTTGTATGCCGGGCATCCCATGCAGGCTTAAAGGTTGTTTGTAAGGCAGCGATATAAACGCTGACATCCGTTATCTTATCATTTTCCATTATTAGCCTCCTTCTTATTTTCGGAATCAGTTATCGCAAAATTTAAAACTTGTATTAAATCCAATATATCGTCACGTGAGATTGCTGAAATTACAAAATCTCCATCACAATCCACTGAAAAAACATCCACTTTCTTTCCATCAGGATAGTATGATGTTTCTTTATCTACATGAAAACGATGTCTACTCATGATTATTGCCTCCTTTCTGGCATTTCTTTGCCCGATAAACGCAATAAGCAGCCACCAGTAAAAGAGGAAAGAAAATCAGACCGAAACTAGTAAATCCAATTGCCCGGAAATACCAACGGTCTGAAATGGTACGGACTTTACATTCGGGAGCCAAAGTAGCATAATAACGACTTTGCAGATTATTAACTTGCTCTGTGAGAGCTTTGACATTGCTAGCGACATTGATGCCGGGAGCAGACACGACTGGCGTGTTGAGAGTTTCAGTTTTCATAACTGTAGATGTTTTGCATTTCGGCAATTATAGAACACAAGAACGGCCGCCGTTTCCCGTGTCGCAAAACATCTACAGATTTCCGCCCGAAAGCAAAAGTGTAATAGGGAAAGGCAGCCGCCTATTTCGCATGTATCATTTTCCTAACATCAGGAAAATGGGTTAGTAAGGGCATAAAAAAAGCCCTCGAATTTCGTGAGCATTAACCGAAGCTCGCGGTACGGATAGCATTCCGTAGATGTTTTGCGTTGCAAATATGAGGATAATATTTGAATTTGCAAAAAGATAATCTATTTTTTATCGTAACATTCAATTATATCTTTCAACTCCTTGGCAAAAGAATATATATCATCCAGACTGCTTATTTCATGTTTTGTTTCTTTCTTATTCTCATCAAAGGTAGATATATATTTTTTCGAAAGACTATTAAAATACATACGACATATAGGCTTTCTATTATTATCGTCAAGTAATATAGCAAAATAAGTTTGCGCATCACGATATACGACTCTAGAAATATCAACAACTGGACGAAGTATTGATTTTACAATCATATAACTTTCAATTTCTTCTTCCGTAGTGATAATCTTGTTATCTTCCACAGAAGAAAATTCTGTCTGTTCTAAAGATTCTCCTTGATTCTCCTTCTTTTCTACATCAGCCTCTGTTTTCAAAGCTGATTTTAAACGTTCTGAAATCAAATCATTAATATACGTACTGATTGATTTCTTTGTTAAAGAAGTAAATTGATCAAGAATTTTAGCTGTAATAACTCCATCATACACTTGTTTCGCAAAATACCTAACAAAGTCTGGTGAAGGATTTACAAACTCTTTTGCAATAATAGTTTTTAGCTCACCCGTATACTTCAACTCGCTAGCCGAACTTAGTACATTATCAACATCAAAATAAGATTTATGAAACTTCTTCAATTCTTCTACCTGGTTATCCTTCAAATCAGTAATGTCTACTTCTAAGAATGGCTTTTCATCCATCTTGTTTGGCTCAATCAAATCAGTATAAAAACGATAGATAATGCCATTAGTCAATAAACCAAATTTTGCTTTAGATACATTGAAGTAACGTATAAGTTGGTTATCATGCAAATTAAGGTCTTGTGCCCAATGTTTACATTCAATAAGTAGTACCGGTTCACCATCTTTCATGATTGCATAGTCAATCTTTTCTCCCTTTTTCATTGCAATATCGCAAGTCATTTCCGGAACAACTTCTAATGGGTTGAATACATCATAGCCTAAAGCATTAATAAATGGCATGATGAATGCATTTTTTGTCGCTTCCTCTGTAAGAATGTTCTCCTTTAGTTTTAAAACTCGTTCGGAGAGCTGTTTAATGCTGTCTTTAAAATCCATAGTATTATAAATAAAATCTTCTGGCAGCGTGCGCCCACTGGTAATTGCTCCAGAACCTGATATTCTCAGATTACACGCTGACAGAAGATTCAAAAAAAAATATTTTGGGCGCTCCAAAAATGGTGATAATATTTGAAAGCACAAAAGAAAAGAACATTTATTTTCGAATAGCCATACCCGAAATAATTATACGATGTGGATCCAATTGTACTTTGAGATTGATAACCCCATTAGCACCAACCTCTTTCAATGTATTTGCCATGCGCTCCATAGCCACATCAAGACTAGGTGTTACATATACATTTTTTCCTGTATATTGACTCTTGTCAATACCAACATACATATCATCACTATTACTCTTATTGGGTTTTCGAGTTGTTTTTGGTTCTTTCCCCTTTTTCACCCATCCCCCGACCTCTGTAACAGATACACTACCTACAGTTTTATAATCAAAGGAAACAGAATTAGATTCTGTAACATAAATCCCATTGTTTGTAAGTGGAGAATAATCAAGAAAAGAAGAAAACCCATAAGGCTCCGGCATTTTGGTAGTTACACAAGCTGCAAATACCCCAATAGTCAAAATTAAAAATACTATTTTTTTCATTGTGTGTGTTTTTAAAGTTATCTCACAAAGATAAGATTTGAGAAATAAAGAAACAAAAAAAACGGAGTAAAAAAACTCCGTCTTCATATATCAATATGAAAACATATTGTCCAGTGCAAAAGCGTCGGATATCTTAAATCAAAGATAACTATTCTGTTTTTACCTCCATATCTCTTTATTTATATAATCAACTATCCATTTGAACACATATGTTTTAAATATCAATGTAGTACGTACATTATCAGAACCATAGATACGTGCCAATTCTCCAAAAGATTGATCTAGGAAAGAACTTGGATATCCTCTTGTTCCATCTAAGTCAATGGTCAACTTATCATTATTCTTTAACGCTGTAAGATAAGCAGGCAACAACTTAGTTCTATAAAACTCTTCTCCGGAATATGGTCCTAATCTTTCCCATCTTCCTCCTAAAACAGAGCCGAATTCCTTTGCTATATTGATTGTTGTCTCCATATTAAATCTATAAATAATCCATCCCTATTATAAATACTACATTAGCATCCGTATAATGCAAAGATAATAAAATCATTTAATGTAACTCACAACTCTATCTATTGAATATTAGTTTGCGCCAACAGTGTGACAGCCCCGTGCCAACGAATAGGCATAATCATGCCAATAAGACGTCAACACTTGAACAATTATGGATTCTGCTGTATTATCATATTGTACTTAGTGATATTATTATTATTTTTGCGTCAAAACCAATGAGTTATGAAAAATCCGAGTTATACATTCAAGACAACTGACAAGAAACCTAAATTCAAAATTAATCTTGAAAATATAATAATGCAATTACTTTTAATCGCATCTATTCTATTGATAGGCTACCTCGTATTACTCATTTGCTTAGCAATTGGAAGATAAAAGCAGCGATTGTCGCCAATGAAGCTATAATTGCAATAACAGTTCCTATTACCTTTGCCTTCTTTCGTTTTTTATTTTTCTCCAGTTCTTTAAATCCACCACTTTTACTGAACCTTATTCCTTCAGAAGTGATTTTACACAAATAAGCTGTATGATAATCCCTTAGAACTTCTTTATAAGTAATATAACCATATGCATTAAGAAGCAGCACCATCTCCCGAATTTGTTCATTAGTCATATCTGATATCCAATCTGTATCAAAATCCTGATTACGCCCAATATTGTGATAACAAATCACTGCTAATGGACTGTCCAATTGCTCTTCCTTTATCATAGCATTATATAAATCAACTCCTCATATCGTGCGCCAACCGGAACCACCCGGAATCCGATTTTACGGATTACACGATATGAGGAGTTGAAATGTGGTTTTTACTTGGCAGAAACAAAGATAGTCAAGAAAACCGATATATTCTCAATTAGATTAGTTTTCAGGAAAATGTAATCGTAACCTTATTTAACTTAGACGCTACATCTTGCAGTGCATCCTTCAATACATTCAATTCTTTGTCTGTAAAAGCAGCAGCTTTACCATGAATGATATTTCCATTTAATCTCTGATAAAACCAAGAGGTGCTTTTCCCAAAATAATCTTTAGCCAAAGAGGAAACAGAAATATATGGTAATATTGGTTCCATTTGCTGACGAATAGAAAGAGTCCTCCGTATATCTGTGACTTCCTCACGCATACGTTTAAAATCATCACTAACACCTTCAAACAGGCTTTCTCGTTCAGTCTCATTCATAGAATCCATCAAATCGGAAAGTTCACGATCAATATCAGAGCGTTCCACTTCAGAAGCCTTCTTCCATAGCTCTTTCAATTCAAAAAAACGTTTAACCTTATCCATACTATCCATCTTTAAAATTAAACAATCAAAAAGGAAGTCCGCTCCCTTGGCCTTTGGGAGCGGATTCCTTTCTACTGGAGTAGTTTACTTAGTCGCTTGATTTCTTCTTCATGCCACTTAATTTCCTTATCCAGTACCGCTTTCATGTTTTTGCTCCGAGGAGCTAGTTCATGATACTTGCGGAGATAGAAGATGAGATCTTGCTCTAATTCTTCTATCCGAGCCTTTAGCTCATTGCCATTATTCATAAGAGCTCTTGTCTTAATGACAATACAAAGATAAGAAATTTATTATCAACACAAAAACTTACGATAACATTTTTATTATCGATTTGATTATTTAACAGTTATGAATTAAGCAATAACAACTCCTTACTCTTATTGATTTCTATAGGCATTCTTTTATAACCGATTCGTTATTTAGACTTATTTCATTCGTTACTTTTATTTCGTTTAACTATAGTGTACTTTGCGTTCCACTATAGTACTCCGCAAGGTACACTATGGTTATCTTTGCGGAACACTATAGTGGAACGCAAAAAGAAGAAGTAATGGAGCTAATCCGGTTAGGTAAAAAAAGAAATGAAAATAGTATTTCACTCCTTTCTGCGCCAAAAGATCACCCCAATTATTATTAAAACAATGATACCCACGTAAATTTCATCTTTATGTAGGTCCCACCAAGAAAGCTCCACAACAGTTTCTTTCTGATTCAACATAGCATCTACTTTACCACTCAACGAATCCAACCTGTTAGAGAACCGTTCCAGAGTAATAGATAATGTTTCATCAACTTCCGTTCGCTCCTGATCTTTCTTAGATGCGGTAGTAGTACTTTCTTTAATATGATATTGTTTCCCTGTTGAATCGGGAGGAGAAAGATAAACAGTTGTATTTTCAATCTTTAGATCACTCAACTTGTCAGTAGTAATCTTTGTCTGCTTATTCACGTCCATCCGTAGGTATTCAATTAAGTTTCGCAGATAGAACAAGTCTCCTGAATAGTCAATCTGCTTCTGTGTCTCCATGTTGCGGGAAACCTTGCAAGACGATAAACATATTGCTGACGTTAGCAATATGATAATGCACATTATTTGCTTCATGGCCGTATTACTGTATCCCGCAAGAAATTAGTAAACTCGGAGCGTACATCGAAACATGGACAAGCCTTGATGTATTCTGCCGGCTCTACTTCTCCGCTACCGTCCAGATCAGGAGAAGTATCACGATGTCCGAGAACCTCGATAATAGGATACTCTTTACAGAGCTTCGCGACTAATTGCCGTAAACTAGCTCTTTGAGCCGGAGTACGTGTATCTGCCGGCTTCCCAGACGCATCCAGTCCGCCAATATAACACACACCAACAGAATGTTTATTATAGGATGAATCAGAGAATCCTTTCGTATTACAGTGAGCACCGTCGATGGATAGCGGACGACCATTTTCAACCATTCCATCAAGGTCAACAATGAAGTTATAACCAATCTGATTGAATCCCCGGACCCGGTGCATCCGGTCGATGTCCTTTGCACGTAAATCTTGTCCGGCACGTGTGGCCGAGCAATGGATGATAATTGCATCGATTACCTTCATTTTGAATCCTCCTCTTTTTTATTGAACAACTTATTTTCAAGTCTATTAAACCGGTCTGTTATGTAGACTGAAACTCCGAATACAGCCCCTGCATATAGCAAGCACTGAGCAAAGAGCCATAATACACTATCATGTATTTCACCATGTGACATAATGAACCCTGCAATTGCCAAAGCAGAGCCTAATATAAGCATACCAATAGCACTCCCATACTGAATAGCTTCTTTTGTATCACGTTTCATTTTATCAATATTTACAAGTTATATATCCTAATATTTAGCCAATCACTCACGATTAAATAGACGCTTTATATCAAATAAGTCACTACCCTCCCTATCGAACATCAATGTCCAGCCAATTGAAGCAAATTCTTTTGTTACAAACGGTCGTATTTGACATGACGAAGACAATTCCTTCAACCAAGGAGTATTCCTCTGGTCAGATGTCATGGCAACTCGTAACTGTTGCATCATGGAAAGAGTACGCCTTGATTGTATCGCTTCCTCTATCAGATCCATTTCTGCTGATTTTGCAGCAATAGTGACTGCCATTTGCACTTCATCCTGGATATTATTCTTCTGATCACGTTTAGACATGATATCACCAATTTCCACAAACAAATATGTCCCGGAAACAATACCATCAACACGTTGCTTAACAGAATCAAAACTTTGCCCGAAAATATAATAGTCCAATCCTTGGATCCGGGAATACTTTGGTAAATTCCTTATTTCTTCTTGAATTGCAGCGTATTCAGGAAGATCACTCCTCCCCTTTGCAAAGATCTCAAGTACCTTACTATGATTCGGGAACTGAGCATAATATTTGAGAATCTCGAAAATCATATAATTTGTTTTATTAATGAAATTGGCAAACCTGTATTCTTAGCGATATCCACAACAGGCATTTCCGCACTCCCCATGCTCTGTACAGCCTCTATCAGTTTTTTACGCAAAATTGTAAGATACTTGATTAGGTTCATTTGCTCAACCGTCGAAATATCTCCTAATCCATCATTGCTTAAGTTATACAATGATTCAAGCGCACCGGTTGTTATAAGACTTTTCTTTTCACTCTCACCGGCAACTAAGATCCGGAACTGTGTCTTTGAAAACAAATAATTAACAAACGACGAGAAATTGAATGCAATACTTTGCAAGGTTTCTGAAGATAGTCTTTCAAACGACTTAGCTAATGTATGTGCAGATTCCGAATCATACGGACCAGGATGATATAAAATAGCAGCAAGCAAAGGTAACATCTCTTTATTACATCCCAACAGGGAGCGAGCCTCTATAAATTGCAAGGCTGTAAGGGAACAAGTCAGCTGATTAAAACCTGTATCGATACTATACCCAGGATACAATTTCCCCTGAATGGATACATAAGGAATTAATTGCACACAAAAGCAACTATTCAAAACGAACTTATAATCCAGTTTTGAGAGATACCTGGCAATCGGTAAATCCAATCTCTCTGGAGGCGTTTTCTTCGCTTTAATAAAATCATCTTTAGACAAATCCTGAAGAGCAGCATCCTGATCCGGATATGTAACACGGAAAATAAAGTCTACTTGTTCTCCTAACCAAGCTAAGTTTGACAAAGTATCTTCATCTTTAGCTCGAGCAAGTGATCGCGGATTCCATCCCATTGCACGGCAAACATGTTTAATCTGAAGCATACCCGGTGAAAGCTTTCCTTTGGTGACTAAGTCCATATCTCCCATAATACCTTCAAATAGTTCCGGAGTCAATTCCTCCCAAGCGTTCGGTATCGCAAACTTTTCCTGATGTACACAAAACTCAATCATGGCATTAATTGTATTTTATCTTCCGGTTGATTGAATGAGGTTTCAGTCTCAATATCAGTATCCTGTGGATCAGATAATAATAAGTCGATATCTTTAATCAAGCTATTGGCCTGTTCCTGCAACTGAACAGATAAAGAAAGCAGTCTCTCCTGTTCATCCCTTCCGGATCTGCTTGCTTTTGAATCATCAAAAAGATTCCGGATAGTGGAAGGAAACTCCAAGATATCAAACCTTGTTAAGGCAACAGCTACTACCTTCTTTGCAAGTGCTCGATTAATTAATGACAGGACGGAGGGTTTCTCCTTTGCACGTTCCAGGTAACCGGTTAGATTCTCCTCCAAAACTTCAATCTGTATCGGAATACAGCGAAAGAAGAAGAGATATGATAAATCAATGCAGTACAAAAGATCGAATTCTTCTGTTGTTTTTATCTGCAGTTTATCAAGCATCTTATAATATCTGGTATCTTCCCATCCTATATCCTTTGTACTATTCAGGAGCGCAATGAGCGAATCCATTGCATTGTAGTAATTCTCATAATATGCTCTTCGTATGGCTTCTTGCTCAGACTTGTAGATGTCAATATTCGCTTTACGCTTACGAAGAACATCAAAAACGGTATCATTGGCCATCGTGAGATTAGCCAGTGCAGTCCGGAGATGATCGTATAAATCACCCGCACCTTTTTCAATAATATTATTATATACAGAAACACTCACAATATTCGCTATTCTCTTATAAGCGGTAACCGCATGACTATTAAGCAGCGAAAGGTTTGTGTTCGAGTCAATACCAGGAACAAACTCCGCAAATCCGGAGATATCTGTAAATAAGTCTTTCAATATCATGATTGCTGTTTATTTAGTCGTTGATCAGGAGTTACTTCTTCTTGCCGGCTAGGGGTTTCACGATAAAATCCAAAACGAAATCCCTTCTTGTACAATTCGGGAAAATTTATCTGAATAGCCATATTAAAAGGTTCGGAACAGATTTCATCATCCGGAGTTAACGACATTAAGTAAATCAAATAATTATAATAGACATCAGCACCTGACTTCGAAATGACCCCATCCTTAGATACACTAGATATAGACGAATCAAGACCAACAGAGGAAAGTAGTACTTCATCAGCACGCTTGTCATAAGTAATAAGAGCATCAATATACTCTTTGTACTTCAAATCTAATACCTCAAACTTCCAACGTTCTTCTTCGCCGGATCCGGTTTTAAAGCTAATGGTAGCATAAGCCTTTCCCTGATTATCCGTTCCGGAAAGATACTCACTAATGTTACGAAGTTCCTGCTTGAGATACTTTAGAAGATACGATTCTTTATAGGTTGTTCCGATTTCAAGCCCATTATAGGTCAGAAGAGATTCGTTTTTTCTTTTTCGCTCCATGTTCTCATTACATATTTTGGTAATTTGTGCACGCTTTGATTCAACCCAAGCATTCGGAATAATGATATGAATCTTAGCGGCCAGCGAATTTTTTAAGAAAGAGTTTATGTAATAAGCTGTATCATTTGAGCCTTTGATATAAGCTTTTGTCCCTTCATGAGTTTCATTTACCCCATAAAATTCACTAACCGATTTTTCGCGATGGTGAGATATTGCCGCCCATTTGATATTCCGAATATCATTAAGTGTCAGGCGAGGATAAAACAAATATTTAGAAACACCATAACTCCATCGGCCAACTGCAATATGAGTGAAGTCCTTATAATTGATTAACTCAGTAACAACATCTTTTTTCTGTGTAGCCAACCGGCATCGTCTGTTCTCCATCAACTCAAGACCTGCTACCGGGCGTTGTTCTCCAATACGGTTACCAAGCGTCATCCGCCATTTTACAAAGTAGTCACGGAAGTAATAGTAATTCTTGATATTTCCCTTGGCTACTTCTTTGTAATCAGACTCCAGACCACGGTCTTTCCAGGATTCAAGCCAGGCTGTAATCTCCGGACAATCCACCCACTCCTTTACAAGTTTCCCGTCTTTTATGCTTTTGATGTATATAGCCGGGCCAAGTCCATAAAGCATATTGACCTGTTTGGTTATCAATCGAGGCAATAAACGGTTCTTCTTGATATCGTTCTCTACCTCTTCGCACTTCATGTTATTAGCTCCACGTGAACACACATTGAATCCTCCAATTGACTGCCAATTGTAGTCTACAGGAAGAATTGTATTTGAATTAACGAATCCCGGATCCTTTAGCCCTTCCGTTGGATTCGTACCTAATTGAAAGGAAATGACATTACCATTCTCTGCATAGTAACCATAATTTCCCAGCATCTCTACACTATCACTCATAACCAGTCTATTTTATGCAATTTATATCCATCTTGAGGAAATCCCATGTAGCGAATAAGTATTCGATAGCACATTTTGGGATCACCATTCCCATCATTAAAGAGAAAGAAGTTCTCACTATCAATACTGAACCTTTCCTCTGGAAGTTGCGTTCGGAATGTACACCCTTCCTTCACTGCCAACTTCTCGGAAGCCTCCCCCTTTTGCCTAGAGTAAGGGAAGAAGGCAATGGTGAAGCAGCCATCTGGTAACTTTGATATCTCCTTTGCCCATTGCAGTGCACTTATGCCTGTCATCGTCGTTTCCATGCCCGAAATTATCGTTTTTACCCCCCTCCTGAAAGGACGCTCCCAGGGGGTTGTCATATTTCCTGACAAATGCATTTTTTTGCACCTCAAACCGCTTTTTCAGCGGGGCGTGGAGAATTTCGTCGTACATTTTTTCGTTTTTTTGTTTTCAAAATGTCTTTTACCTGTAAACCTGTATTTTACATATAAAAACGATGTCAAAAGCGTGATATTATATAAGATTTACGGATAACTATATTACTCTAGTATGTACATTATATCCCTATATTTTCGGGCAAATCATCCGGTATATTACTTAATTCACCTTGTATTCTATCACCGTATAGCCCGAAAAGTAGGTAGATAAGTGCAGAAGGAAGCTGTGTTGTTAGTCCTGCCTGGTGCTTTAACGGTACTTTAACTTCGGAGGACTTATCTAGCTCAATACGCCCGTCTGTTTTCTTGAGTGGAGATAAAGGAATAGCACTACAAAGGTTCGGGCACTCGTTCTCATCTATCCGGCATACAGGTAATGCATTACTTCGTTCACCAAACAAGAGCAATAAAAGTTTAAATTGCTGCCAGTGGTAAATAGTAGACTGTCCTTCGTTCATGAGTTCAACTGAAAATCCGTAACTCTCTAATTCTCTTTTCAATATACGAGCATCAGAAGTTATTTTTTCGAGGTCCTCCCGGCGTTTATTGGCCGCCCGGTCGTGATAAAGCACAATCTGTTTATTAATTGCGTCAGTTCCGAAAAACTCAAAGATTTGCTTTGCCAGTTCCGGCTGTTCTGCCGGATAGTAGCAAGTGAATTCTTTTAGAACCCGGAGTTCATGACCATAATCTTTCTCTTGAGCAGCAACAACGCTGGAAAAGTGTCCGGGGTCGTAACCTAGAAGAATCCGTTCACGTTTATCATAGTACTTCAGATATCTGGAGGTTAAAACAAAGTGTTCACGCAAATCTAACTTCAAAATTGATTCATAGCGATATCCATCAGAGAATTGATGTTTGTCTTTTCGATAGTTTGCGAAGAATTTATTAACGACTTCCTTCTTCCGGATTGCACAAATAGAAGTCAGGAACTCATCAATGTCAAGTGATTCTAACTGGGTACGGAAAAACTTAGGCCCAAGTATGTCCTTATTAGCGAAAGAAGAAGCACGGATATAATAACTCGCATTTCTACGCATATCCGCAAGGCGTGGCTTCCAAGTTGCTACAACACGTTTCGCTTTTTCTGTTTCCAAACGTAGGGCTTCAATGATAACAGGATTCTTTTCCTCTCTCAACCGGTGATTGTTCCGATATATTTTATATAAAGCAGCATGTAAATATAAAGCAGCGGACGCAATCTCATCAATAAGCTCCTGATTGACGTTATTCTCATATTCTTCATACCAATTATCTTCTCCTAAATCCAAGCGGGCCGTATCCGACACACCTGTTATTCCTTGGTAATAAGGAGACATTCGAATAGAAGCCGAAGAACCACGTAAAGACGGGAACAAACGAGTCTTTAACTTCTCTCCTTTATTGTGTTTCATTTCCTCAACAAAGGCATGAACACCTGATCGGCCGGCTACGGATTCCGGCTGATCAGAACTCACCATCTGAAGATGATGGCCATCACGAAATAAGATACTATGCTTTGGATAAGCAATCGGATATCGAGGTTTTCTGAAGTGAGACGGTATTTTTGATTCACCTACAATATAGTCAATACCATATTCAAGCATGGAGCGCCGTCCATCACCAACTGGTTTGGAAAAATACGCCTGAATATTAGGCCACACGTTTGTCATTAAAGCTACGTATGTTTTATGGACCAAGAACGAAAGTTCCCCAGGCATATCGTTTGCTACTCGAATAATACGTGGCCCCATGACCCCTTCCGTCTTGCCTGTCGCACGGCCGGCTTCGACAATAAGCACATTCGAATCAATGGCATTCGCTCTGATCTGCATTACATTCTGATAACATTCTTCAAAAGTTGCAGTCAAGTCAAAAGTCGTAGAACTTGCACTAAGCGATTGCGATGATTGTGAATAAAGTTCTATTCCCATATTACTCTCCAGTTTCTTCAGGTTCTACAATTTCGGCTTCCTGAATATCAGCATCACGTAACAAACGTTTCTTATCCGCTTTTTCAATAGGAAGAGAATCAATAAGGTTGATATAAAACCCTTCATTGTTTTTGCGAGCTATTTCTTTTATTGATTTCTTTTGGAAGCCAAGCTCTTCCGGAGTGAGGTTCGGAGAGATCAGGAATACGATGCCAAGATCGCGGTCTGCTTCCGCTATTTCTGAAGCTCTACGCCGGCACTCTAAGGCTGCGTTGTAACATTTCTCCTGTGTCTTGTAATCTCCTCTTACAGCGCATAATTTCGCTAAATCTTCGTATTTGTCTGCGTAATTAGATTCCCAGACCTTGATAGATACATTATTGTCGATATTAAAGTAGTTGATAGCGGCATAGATACGGGCCTTACAGGTACGCTCATCAATATTAATCTGCTGAGAAGCATTAATCCTCTGCCGTAACAGCTTGGCTGCACGAGTAATATTCCTCTCATACTCAAATATCTCTGCAGCCCATTGCAACTGCTTTAAAAATAGCCGAATCTCCTCCGGAATTCCTGAACAACATCCAGTTGTCAGAAACTCCGAAATCAGATCCGGATGTATTTTATCAAGGTGGTCTAATTGTGTCATACTCCAAACAATTGTTTCCGTAGGTCTAGTTCAACACGTAAATTTTTACGTTCTTCCAAGGTATTGATAGCATCAATATCTCCAGCTTCTGCCTTTTTCGCCAGTTCCGCATCAATATTGTATTCTCCTAGAGCACGTCCATTGTTGTATGCATCATAATATACATCTCCAGTAAGAGTGATCCGGACAATCAACGCTAACTTCTCCTTCCCACGAAGTCCAAGAAGGTTGCAGATACGTTGCGGTGTGTATCCAAGTGCGCCAAAAGTGCGCACCTGGGATACATATTCTTCACCGATTTGAGTGATCTGATCTACATCAGAGGTAGGTGTCAACTCGTTTTTCATACAATAAGTTTTAGAGTTTCTTCTGCAGTCATCAATTCCTCACCACGGATCAACCGGATTGCCTGCTCTGGGAACATTGCCCGATATCGGGATACAGTTGCAGATACATAGCGTGGATCTATTTCTATCGCATGACAAATTCGATCCGTCTGTTGGCAAGCCATAAGTGTAGAACCGGATCCGGAGAAAAAGTCTACTACAATTTGTCCGGGTGCACTAGAATTACATATAGGATATGCCATTAGTGCAATTGGTTTCATAGTGGGATGGATGGCGTTGCGTAGTGGCTTATCGAAGTTCCAAACTGTTGTCTGTTTCCGATCCGAGTTCCAAAAGTGACCGGCTCCCGGTTTCCAGCCATAAAGACAAGGCTCATGTTGCCATTGGTAGTCCTGTCGTCCCATGACCATTGAGTTCTTTACCCAAACGCAACATTGTGCAATTTTAAATCCAACTTTCCGGAGGGACGCACGAAAATTCTCACCCTCACTATCAGCATGAAATACATAATAAGAGCCACCCGGTTTCAAGACTGAAAACATGACAGTAAAAACTTGGCGGAGGAAAGTGGCAAACAAATCGTTTTCCATCGAGTCGTTCTGAATCGTCAGTTCATCTTCTGTCGCTCCTTGGTAAGCAACATTATATGGGGGATCTGTTACAAGTAAGTCAGCATATTGACCATTCATTACTGCAGATACGTCCGCTTTGGAACGACAATCCCCACACATCAGCCGGTTACTGCCTAGTAGCCATATATCACCAGGCTGAGCAAAAACAGAATCTGGAGAGTCTTCTTCATCTGAAGGAATAGAAAATTCAATATTATCTTCCTGAATGCCTTCTGATTCATGTTCCTGGGTAAACAAAGGAGTCCCAATAGAATAATCGACAGCTTTCACTTCATAACCGAGGTTAAAACGCTCCATCGTATCAGTATCTATATTGTACTTTTTAAAAAGTAATGTATCAGGATTCTTTGTGGCAAACTCCGAATTATATGCTGCTATCTCTTCAACAGCTTCTTTCTTATCTGCAGCAAAGATAGGCTCATAAGGAATTTCAGGAATTATAAACCCCGACTTTCGTAATGCAAGCAATGCTTTACGTCGTTGATGGGCATCGATGATCCACAGCTTTCCATCCGGATCCTTCCAGGCTTTAAATGCATACTTGAAACCACGGGTGATAATAAGCATCTGTAGTTTCGATAATTTATCAGGATCCGATTTCTTAAAATCCTCCTGAAGCTCTAAGAACGAATCCAGCGGGGCGGTCGGTAGGCCACCCAAATTAAATACTTCTATTAGCTTTTCCATAATCTACTTTGATTCTTCGAGAATTGATTTAAATAAGGCTTCTCGGTCACGAAACCGACGAAGGTGTTCTTTATCTTGCGACCGTTTATCTTTGCGTTCAGGCCGTTTTAGAAAGGATTCGTATCTGCGAATGTTATCGGAACAGTTCTTATACCGGCGAAGGAACTCCAAGGGGTCGGACGCCCGTAAACGTTCCAATTCGGCTCTCTCCGACCGATGAACAATAAGCGGATGCTTATACCGAAACATTCCAGTGTCGTTGTACGTTTGCAGCTCGGAGAATGCTAGTAAGTTACGGATCCGGAGTTCAGCCATATCAACGACTGCACGCCTGGTCGGTTTCTTATCCAGCAATTCATCGAGCTGCTTCATCTTTTTCCAAGTCACCACACGATCATTATACAGTATCGTAGCTATTTGGACGTTTTCGTCTTCGAGGTTTTCCCAGTCGATTTGCGGGTACTCTTCGTGCTTTTGCTTTTTGAAGCTACCTTGATAGGTTCTTTTTTTTTCTCTTCTTCCAAGGCTTGCTCTGCCTGTTCTGCACGGTCTTCGGCTTCAATTCTTGCTTCCTGTTCCGTTTCAAGCTCTTCTTTCAGTTCCTGGTTCTCTTGCTCTAAAACTTCTGTTTGTTCTTCCGCTTGAGATGCACGTTCCTCTGCCTCTTGTTTTTCTTGCTCACGAAGTTCCGCTTCAGCCTGTTTTTCGTAAATCTCGGCATCGATTTCAAAAGAGTTCTTTTCTTCTTGTACAGAAGTTCCCTCTGTTCCTGGCTGATTTTCCAAACAAGTTGCTGTGTTTCCGTCATGGGATTCTTCAGCTTTTGAAGAACAGACAGGAGTGTCTCCTGATCCTTCTGGATTGTCAGATAACAGCTGTTGAGAAACAGCAAGTGCGTTCCTGGCTTCATCACTATTTCCTTGAGTGTCCCCTCCTGGTTGAATCTCTGCTCTAATACATGCTCCACCGCTATCAGGTATATTCCCTTCTCCATTTTCTTCTTTGGCTTTTTCAATTTCACGACGATTTATCCGGATGGCTTCCTTTGACTTTAAGTCTAGCAATGTATAAAGGATGTCATCCGCATAACGTTGCGGGTTACGGGCAAACATCTTGAGTTTAGGATGTGCCGGAGCAGTTGCCTGAAGCAGACTTAAATCTGCTTCAGCTGCCGCTGTATTACGTAACTCATTAAAATATTTCGTTTTCTCTTTAAATCCGTACATAACTTATGCTGTTTGAATTCTACTTCCAGAAACCTCAATAAGAGTGGCAGAGTCTAAGACTCGGAATGTAATAGAAGAACCGGCCTTTGCAGTCCATGTTACTCCATCTTCCAAAATAAACGTCGGGCCATCGGCTATTGTAGCTGCCTTATCAGTTCCAGTACCGGTCAAGGTGATATATCTACCTTTATCATTATTTGTCAAACCTGAAGCTGTCTCAACTGCATAAGTTGCCGCTGTTCCATTTGGTATCTCATAAGAATTACTTGTAGCTTTAATAGCCAAATCTTTAGTCCCCGCTGCATGCACCTCTGCTGGAGCTTTTACAATATCACCAACATATTTATAGTACTGTGTCACAGAAGTACGTTCAAAAGTGAAGGTTATATAACGACCATCTTTGTCATTTTTTGCTTCATAAGTTTTCAAGACCATTGGCCTATCATATTCTCCTAAGATATACCATTGATCTTCACCTATCTCTTTAAACAGAATCACAAACTTGCCACCGGCATGCTCTTCTATAAAATTCAGAAGCTGGTCCCGCATACCTCCCATAATTGCTACGAATTGGTTCGTTCCACTTGTTGTGATATCACCTTTTTCACCATTACCCACATAAGTTGGAATATCATGGGCCTCAAAATATTGCATGTATTGTCCGAGAAGCATTGGTGGTGTCGCGACCTCACGATTAACATTAGGCTTAGGGAATTTCACATCCGGATTGATTTGATGAACATCAATCAAATAAATCTTATAAGCTATATTCGAGCCATGAGTTACTTTATCAGAAACGTCATCTATGCTACCAATGGCCATCATAGAAGCCAAAGATGTTCCTGAGAATCCTGTCATGCAAAACATTGAATGATCAGGATCCAGGAGCATACCAACAACAAAAACAATGGCAAAAAGAAGTGCAAGAGATAAAAAGAGTCTTACCTGCATTTTACGTGCATATTGATTCCCTTTTTTATAAGGGTTACTTATTTTTTTAGCTTTCATAAAAATCAATTTTGTAGTTAAGAAAAAAGGGTGGGCAGAACTCCCACCCCCTGAAAACAAACACCTATAAAAAACCGAAAAGAACTATCTTACTCCAGGAAGATTCGGTTGTAAAACTGCATTGACAGTACGAACTCCTCCTACACACCGTTCCAGTTCACGGAAATTACCGTCTTTATTCAAAAGAACAAGGATGTAATCCCCCTCTTTTGTTGGAGTATAGTTTGCTGTGATATCGGCAAACTTTCCGGACTTCGAGATAGTAGAAGCGTTAGTTTTAGACCCGCACTCAATAAGATATCCAACACCTGCTTTCGCATTTTTAATATCAGTGATTGCAGTTGCTTTTGTATTTTCTGAAGTAACCTGCCAAAAGCCTTGTTTTGCATCGACAATAGTTGCGTCTGCTGCCACATCAACAGAAGGTTTATTCATGAATATCTGCTGCCATTCATAGTTATTATCGACGAGTTCTTCATGCGTTTTGAAGCGACGACCTAAAAAAGCAGCTGCAGTACCTTCTTTCCAAGTAGACCAACACTTTACCATTTCCATGTCATCCTTAGCTTTGAATGCCATCATTTCACCAGGAATGTATTCCAAGAACTGGAGGTTCCCTGGTATGTCGAGGAACATTAGACAACTTTGTCCCAAATAAGGAAGCCACTTAATATGAAGTGTCGTATCAGGAACAATATTCAAATAGCTATCAGGACCGGTAAAATCAAGGTCTTTACCATATTTCGCCCGACAACCTTCTTTCCACCAAGTCTGATGCAGACTATTAAGGTAAATAACGTGCTGATCCAAATCCATGTCTTCTGTACATTTTTCGATGATGTCAGCAACAAACTCTCTCACTGCATCCACCATATTTTCTTTTGTATAGACACGATAAGTCTTATCGTCATGCAATAGAATTTTATTCTCGTGACAATAACGGATCAGCGTATAAATAATACCTGTGGAAGCATTCAGGAAATGAGATGGAACACCCTTTTCCGGAGTGGCGTAAATTCCACGAATTCGACGCTTGTTTTGTTCAACTTGAGCCGTTTCCAGAGAATTGACAATACAATATTCAATCAAAGACCACTTGATCGGATCAGAGCCTTCTTTATTGAGGTAACCAATATACATTCGTTCCAACTTCTTCATTGGCCCGAACTTCATCTTGATCATTGCATCGTCAACATGCCCCATTTCGTTTTCAAGCTTCATACCGCCCTTCCAAACTTCACCTTCTTGCCATCCCTGAGATACTTCATCAAAGAAAGTATTGAAAACTAAGTCATGATCTTGAATACCATAACGGATCGGAAAGAACTGAGTTAAATCACGTGCTTTCAGTACATGCGCAATCAATGCATCTTGGCGGCGAATTACATATTGATCACCGACTTTGGCATCACCAACACCTGCAAAATCAGTAGCAAACTCGCCAGCAGCCAATTTCACGGGGTCAAGCAAATGATTCTTATTCAAATATTCATAACGCCGAGCAAGAGATTTTGAAAAAACAGCCACCTCCTGAAAAAAGGCTTTCTCTTCACCATCCTCTATATTAGTAGAGGAGTAATCAGGGTTTTCCGTAATCTTATTCCACCGTTTCGACATGTCAAACATAGGAGCTTCAATACCAAACAGATGTTTTGCAGTAGTGCCGGGACCATTGATTCTCATAGTTACAGGAGTTCTTACCGCTGCAGATGGGGTATCGGATGCAGTTTGATCAGACATTTGTTTCACTAAATTCTGTAATTCACCATTTTGCTTTACGACGCTCTTGGCTAACTCGATAACACCTTCCGGTGTAGCTTCAGGCTGATTAAGCGACTTTTCTTCCTTTTCTGCCGCATTATTAGCAACTGCAGGAGGAGGAGTCACAACACCGGCCAAAAGCGATTGCAACTGATTCATTTCATCCTGAGACATTTGCTGTTGCTGCTGCACCGAATCCGCCTCCATATCTTCACGAAGATTTGCCTGAAATTCTTTCTGATAACGAGTAGCAATTGCTACAATGTCTTCAGACGTTAATTGCTTAGCCGTTGCCTTATCTGACAGTTTCAGAAGTTGTAAGACATTTCCTAATTTTTCTCTAAAGTTCATAATTAATTGATTGTTAAATTAGACATACTGATTTATTTTATTTCGAAGGGAAATGCTGTCCAGATATTCCTGTCCACGTGAATTTGCATGGGCAATAGCTTCAGGAAGAGTCATTACAGAGTCAATTAGCCCTTTATCTATCGAATGTTGAACATCAAAAGTTTCACCTTGGAATACCGGATCATCTTCAGGGAGATTGGCAAGTTTTGGACGAGAAGATTTTACTTCATTTAAAAATTGAACGGTAAGTGGATCAAGAACTTCTTCAATATATTGTTCTGGATGCCCAGCACGTAAATTTTCAAATTTCTTATTCTTGAGTGGAGATAGACTCGATTTCTCTTGAATTAATTTTATTCCTAACTTCTCATAGTAAGCAGAGAAGTCGTAAAAGCTGATCATAGTACCAATACAACCTATTTGATCATTCTTCGTTAGCGTATGTATACCATTAGCACTGTGACAAGCAATGTAATAGCCGGCAGAAGCACAATACTGCTCAACTAAGACTTCCACAGGTTTCTTTAGTGAGCGCATTGTTTCCGACAACCGATCTAAATACCACGCTTCCCCTCCACCGGAGTTAATATGAAGGAAATGCACAGATATTAAAGGGTTTCCCTCTGCAGCAATCAAATCCCTCTCAAATTGTTTTGAGGAGAAATACCAGGATGAATTAGATGTAATTGTACCCCAAATACGATGATAAGCAATTGAACCTTCAGGCAGTTCCTCGGATGAGAAATCATTAGTCAGGCTTATACTCTTAAGTTCTGCAGTACATGCTATTTCTCTTTTAAGTTTAGCCACCGCCTTATCTACCTGGTCTTTATAAGTCGGCGGATCCGATAAAAAGAAAAAAGACCCTGGCACTGGGTTCTTTTGATCCAGGAGTGGAAAACATTCCATCATGGCAGCAGCATAAGCTTCTGCCGTGATGAAGAGTTTAGATGTAATAAGTAAGTTACGAAGAAATGTCCTATTCATTGTAGCGCATCTTTTCAGCGAAGATAGTTCGTCGAAAGAAGGCTATGAAGGACTGTTTATACAGGCAAAAATGGCGACTGGAGCATTTTACTGGAAATTTTCAAGGTTGCAGTGTTCAAGTTTGCGGAAATTGAAACCAAAGCCGGAATGTCATCCGTACCTATTGCAATATTCTTTTCTGAAGAATCACACAAATAAACAATAACGGACCTAGCAGTGGAAAATTCCCGAAGAGTATCTACATCCGGAGTTTCAATCGTTATGTCTTTACTACAATCGAACAATTTGCCAGATACCGAATCTGTAATAGAAGGAGTAAAAGAAAAAGGATCAGCAAGAAAACGATATTCTTCTTTCTTCATTTTTCCTGTAGGTTTCACTCTCAAAGTAATAGTTAGCTCTCTCATAATCTTATAATTATTTAATATTCAACAAGTTCGCCATACAGCGGACGTTTTTTCGCCATTTAGGGACAAAAATGATAGTTCGGTCGGTCATTTTTTACCCATTTTTTAACTTCTTTTTATATTCTCGACGTGTTTTCCTCTTGCGTATATTTTCTCTCCACCTATAGAAGTTTTTTAAAAGAGCATCTTCAGAAATAGAATCAATGCAATACGAGCACATGAAATGATGCACAACATCTAAGTTCTTTAAAAGATGACCATTCATATCATTTTCATCCATCGCAGCATGAAGTTCACGGTTAAACATCCGCCGCACTTCTTTCTCTATCAATCTCACAGAGTTAGGAGAAAGGAAATTGTAAACTTTAGGATCCTTCCCAATTCTTCTTTCAGGAAGGATAAACGTCAGATTACCATTATCAACAGGAGATTGATTCTTTTGCCGTTTAGCCATCAATGTCCATATTGTATGGTAAAGGTCTGTATTGTCTGGAATTCTGAATGCTTCTTCAGAACCATTATTATACTTTCCACATATGTATTCAGCCAAATATGGCTCAATATTGATACTAGTCGTAATCATAGTCTTTTCAGTTAAAGGATATTTTTGAAATACTTTTGTTTATTTTTGCTTCCAACTGTCCAACCGTCCAACACGCCCTATTACAGAATAAATAGTTATCTAATTATCAGTCATTTAATATTAGAACAATAACATTGATTGACTGTTGGACAACGTCCTACACATCCAACATAAGGTTTTTAAGAGGCATTTTGTTGGACAGGTCATTTTTTATTCTGTTGGAATGTAGAAAACTGTAAATCCAACACGTCCAACAACGTCCAACCGAACAACAGCTATGTTGGATATATATATACTACTTTAATAAGATATATACTACTATACTACAGGCATTTACATTTTAAAAAGTTTTTGGTTGTTGGACTGTTGGACTGTTGGACGCCATGTTTTGAAAATTATCTTTTCAAAATTACAGTCTCTTTGCTTTGTATTTCTTTAAATTTAGGGGGTCCGGGGGATTGGAGGTGATATTCATAAATGATAGAATTGAATACAATTTGAAATGTCCGCTTTATTATAAAAAGAATACTCCTCGACCGGCGGAGCTGGCAGAGGAGTATAAGGCAGAAAATACATCGAACTAAAATGGTAATGGTTGCTTATTATCGTCAGCAGATTCAGCAAGGAGTTCACTGCCAGAACGTCGCAAATCAATATCATACAAATCTTGGAATATTTCATAGTTTAAAGCAATGCAGCTTGAATTAGTGAATCTCTTTTCCACTTTCCGAACCATAGTATTATCAACCGTTACAGTATCATTAGTATTATCGTCCTCATATCCTCCTCTAGGAACCTCTACAACTTCATGCCAATTGAAGCGCCGTGCATGCACACACCCTATATAACTCGGATGAGATCTAAGATTCTGCTCAATGGTAGATTGAGTTGAATCCTCGTTGTTATAAGAGCTCCGAGCGAACTGTGTATAAATAGCACTCAAGCGCAAGAATAAGATTTTGGTTCCTGCAGGAAATGCTATTTCCTTCTTCTCTCCTCCAGGAGTCTTAATAGTTATTTTATCAGGTGTATCAATAGTGAAATCTCGATTCTCAATAATTGCCTTTGTATCAATCATTACATCCATTGCTTTAAAGAAAGTAGCAAGCTTATCAGTCTTACTAATCAGTTCAACCTGGAACTTTATCTTGGCACAAGCTATCTTAAAAAACTCTTTGTAGGAAAAAGGCAGATTCATCTTAGTATGACTTTCGACTAGCTTACATGTTGCTAAAAAGAGCGATGCTGTTTTCATCAGACGATCTATCTCACCAGCATTGTTCAGTTCGGCTTTCAATTCATCATAGGCTTGCTGCTTGAGCGTCCTGAAATGGTCCATGACTAATGGCCTAAGCTTTAATATCTCTAAAAGTACATTCGAAAGTCCTATCTTGTTAGGGTCCTCAATATCCTTGAGTTGATTAAACATATCGACCTCCTCCTGAGTACGATTCTTTGGCTTAGGGACCTCACATACTATAATACGAGACATTAGTGCATTATCATCTCTTTGCGGCGTTTCCTGCCCGCACAAAATCACAGGAGCATATACTTTATCATTTTCAATTTCCTTCCCTGACGTGCCTTTCCTTTTTTGCCGACCATCACCATCATAGACAATCCCCTTCAATGCCTGAAACTTGGCATCGGATATATCTTTATTATTATACTCATCCAAGACTACCGGAACATCTCTGAAGGTGCTCATCAAAGTAGACATAGCAGCATCTGTACCAATATTGAGGTTAAAAATAGGTACTTTCGGAGATATGAATAAAGAACGAATGGAAATTGCAATTTGCGTTTTTCCTGAAGACATAGGTCCCATAAAGAAAGGAGCTGTAAACAAACGGTCGATACAGTGTATATTGCTACGAAATGCGCACATTATAGCAAAGAGAATGCCCCATTTACCATTATCATTGATTTTATATACCTGATCCATTAAAGAGGCCCATTTTTCAAAACTACATTGTTTCTCGACCGGAATATCCTTATAAACTAACTGGGAAATAAGCTCATATTTATCAGACTGGCGTCCGGATCCAGCGTATATGGTAGAAAATGCAGGAAGGTAATAGTTCTTCTTATTATGTGTAACGACACCTAGCTCATTGACAGGTTCAAAGCGTGGCTGTTCATCTACGACATGGAATATCCCATTTGAAAAAGCGAAAAACATATTGTCTTCCCGGCGTGAAGCCCCATCGACTTGTTGATTTCCATAGGTTAGGATTTCCGAACAGGTGATAAAGTGCCGGGACATATATTCTCGTATCTTAGTCCAGTGTTTTTCTTCTCCGGACGTGAAGTTTACAGCCTCCAGCTGAATCAGTTCTTCTTCAATGGTTGCTTTCTTTAGCAGTGCCCTAGACGGAACCTCAATATAAAGTGGAGTCTTATAGTACCTCCGATTTATCTTAAGGACTCGTTTATTAGCCTCCTTATCATCCGAATAAATATGAAGTAAAGGAGTCATAAAGAAATCAGCTATTTGTTGATGGCCGCCTTTCTCTTGCCGGAACATATAACATACAGGCTCTCCGTCTTTGTTCAACTTTGGATAGAACCCACATTGACGATACATTTCATTGTATTCCGAATTTTCGTCTACATACCCAGGCAGTTCATTCGGATCATAATCTTCATCATCGTCATCTGTACGTTGGGCATTGATGGCCATGCGGGACTTTCGTTTTGCCAAATAGGGCTTTAATATTTCATTAAAGTCAGTCTTACTAAGCGACAGATTATCATAGAAATATTTAGCATTAACCACTCGGACAGAATCTTCAGCATAACTGATCAGGTCAGCGCAACGTTCAATAAAAGGTGTTCTTTCTCCAAAATAAGAAGCTAGGAACAAACCATGCAGATGTACATAGTATTTTATAAATGTATAAGTTTTGTCTATTCGCTGCTCTTCCTGATCGTACCCTTCTTCATCCTCTACTACTTTCTGCTCTTGGTCTTTTGCAGCTACAGTCAATGTTATATTTGTCAAACCGGCACGATAAAGCATTGTCAATGCGGAAAGATAGTCCGATTCATCCCCATCTCTATTTATGAAAATCCCTTGGCTATCCGTTGTAAAATAGGCACACTCCCGACGTATAGCTTGGATATCTGTCGCAGATGGAACTCCATGCAAGAGAATAACAGGGGTATCTCCATACAATTTCAGAAACAAATCAAAATCCGATGTAAGTACACATGGTTCACCTTCACGACGTATCTCCTTGATTTGTTCAAGGCCATAGACACCCGATTTCATCTCCTCAATCTTTGGAATATCTTTCACATTCCGGACAACGTCACGTATCTTTCGCTCTATAATTTCTGTTGTAATCTCAAACTTAGCGGATATCTTCCTCACGTAGTTCAACCGCAAGGTTTCTGAAGAAATATAGGCTATTAAATTGCAGATCGTATTCAGCGCCTGCTCCTTAGATTCCGGATTTTCAAAGTCCTTTGCAAAAATATCCGCAAAGTAACTGGCAAAATCAGTTCTCCGATTCATCAGCCATTTTGCCGTATTTTCTTTTTCTTCAGAAGCTATATTATCAGGATCCTTTCCATAAGGTAGGAGAACACATTGTACAGTTAGTCCAGCCTTCAGGAGCAGCTCACAATTCCTAAGAGAAGCTTTTAATCCAGCATCATCAGGATCATAGACTAAAGTTATATTTTGAGTAAACCTGGATATCAACTTTACTTGTTCCGGAGTAAGTGCAGTCCCTGAGCCGGCAATCGTATTTTCGACACCTGAAGCATGCATCGATAGAACATCAAATTGCCCTTCTACCAAGTAGACATTATTCATTCGCCCAATGGCCCCACGTGCCTGTAATAGTCCAAATATTTGCGCACCCTTTTTAAAAACTGGAGTATCACCTGTATTATGATACTTACCTGCCTTTTCTTTAGGAACTACGAAGCGACCAGAAAAACCTGTTACATTTCCATTCAGATCAAAGAAAGGGAACATTATTCGATCACGAAAGTTATCATAGACTCTCCCCTCTGCAGCTTTCTTCAGAACATCAACCTTTGTTAGCACTTCCTCAGAATAACCCGCTTTCAACATTTCTTGAGCAGCTAAATTTCCTTCAGGAGCATAGCCGATAGCAAAATCTTTTATAACCTTATCCGTCAACCGGAATCCACGTTTATCGAGATAGTTTTGCGCCTCCGGCAGATGTTTTTGAAAGAAAATGACCGCTCCTTTTAGTGCGATCCGCATCGCTTCAAAGTCTTTTGCTTTACGCATCTCCTCATCAGTAAGCTCCCGATGTTCCAGTTCAATGCCTGCTTTCTTCGCACACCATTCAACGGCTTCAGCAAACGACATATTCTCATGTTCCTGGATAAAATTAATAACATCACCCTTATGATCGCAGACGAAGCATTTATAAGTTTGCCTATTTGGACTAACGAACATTGAAGGATGACTGTCATTGTGAAATGGGCAAACACCAACGAAATTTGAGCCACTTCTTCTTAAGGAAACAAACTCCGAAATGACATCAACAATGTTCAGTGCTGATTTTATCCGGTCAATTTCTTCTTTACTTACCATAATTATTCTTCATTAAACATACTTAATTGCCTAGCCTCAAATGCCTCTTGGAGTGTAAGTCCAAAATATTCGGATAGCGCAACGTATTCTTGTTGTGTAACCTGCTTGCGGCCATAATAAATATCCCAAAACCGCATCTGATTAATGTTTACTTCGCGATAAAATTCCCTCGTTGGGGAAAAATTCTCCGGATGTCGGAACTTGAGACGCAACATCTCTTGTACTAAGTTCCGCTTCACCGTCTGGCCGGCAACTATCTTTTTGCGATGCAAAAACAGCTTAACGGCTAATGGTGATCGACCAACATATTCGGCCATCTCTTCCATTGTCTTTTTACCCACGTTTTCTCGCACATAAATTTCTTCTTCTTGCTTCCATTTCCCGTTGTTCATACGATTCTTTCCTCCATACTTGGGTAAAATCTTCATTAAATTCATATTCCGGATGCCTATATATATAAAGACAGCAGAATTTTATAAATAACTCCTGATTATCCGACGGTACCTCCAATACATCATAATACCTGTTGATCCCCAACTTGTCAAGTGATGTATTCACAAGAGCTTCAAATTTGAAGAATTCTTCCGGACCTAGAAGAGACAAATATTGATATACCCAAATCCAATTTACAATTTTATATTTTTCTAAACTCTCTCTCATTACTACAGCATTTCTTTTTCTGTTTCCTTCAGCTTATTAAACTCCACAATTGTCTGTAAAGGAAGATCATATCTTCTTTGCCGGGTGTTAGATCGCAAAGAAAAGCATCGCCCAACAGCATCCCATCGAAATTTCTTCTCTTCAATTATCGTTTGCCGATTCCCGGATATAGTTACCTTTTTAGGGATCTTAACTCGTCCTTCAACTTTACGGACTTCCTGAGAGTCTTCGTATTGTATAATCTTATCAATTACATACCCACATGAGAGCATGGTCTGTTCGAAAATAGCCTTTGTATGCATACTATATTTAAAATTTTATGTATAATTTTTATTTTCTAAAAAAACTATCACCACTAATTGATCGTGCTGTATCATCTCCACTTAACCGGATGTACCGGAAGAAGTTTTGCTCACTGTGATGTCCGGTTAATTTCATTATCTCAAACGTTTTCATGCGTCCTGTCAAATACATGTTGGTTGCAGCACTCCTTCTTGCTGTGTGACTACTTATCAACTCCCATTTTTCACGAGTAACAGTAAACAGCTTCCCGCCTTTGGTGAATGAATAAGTAACTAGGTCATTTAGGCCAATTTCTTTCATTATAACCTTCAAATATTTATTGAAGTACTGAATACACAAACCGCAAGGAACCTGACCACCATACTTTGCGAATATCTCTTTTACATAATCATGTGCCGGGACCTTGACATCCACATTGGTTTTCTTTGTTCGGATCATAATATAGTTATTTATAAAGTTTTGACTTGTCAACCTTGAATAGTCGGAATAACGCAAAGCAGTAAGGCATCCCAATACAAACATGTCTCTAATTCTCTCCTTTGCTTTCCGTTTATCCTGCCCTACAAACTTGTAATAGTATATCCTTGTAATCTCATTCATTGAAAGAAAGACCGCATTTGTAGGCTCACATTTCAAATCAATTTCATCATAGGTAACATCTACTGCATAATTGTATTGCGAAGCTCTACGAATAAGAGTCTGTATTTTTAGAATATATCCTACAATGGTATTATGTCGTAACTCGCAATCTTCAAGATAGACTATGAAATCATCAAGAAATTCAGCCGTTACCGAGTTGGTGAATATGTCACAATCAAACTCCAATGAAAAGTTATCAATGTGCTTTATTATCGCATCATAAACGGCTGCATAGTGTTCAGACTTGCGCCTGCTGCGCTTTTCTAACACATCCCGGATGAAGTCGGTGAAGAATACTCCTTCTAATGGCTTCTCCTGACGGAAGTGATTAATGTAGTCCTTTCTCGCTGTGCGGGGCCGGACAGGTTGTGATAATTGTAATGCTTTGGTAGTATCATTTTAAAGGGTTAATCTTGATTCCATATTTTTTCACCTTTAGGTAGAGTGTATCTACAGCAGGCTTTATTTGCGCATCTATCGTTACATCGGTAAATGAATCTCCAAACAAGGTGTAGTTCTTCAATTGATAACTTACTTCCTGTGCATCAAGCAGATTTTTGAATTGATCTAATTCTAATTCGTTGTCGAAAGTATAGGCGTATTGTTTCATATTTTTTCTTTGATTTGAATAAAGGGCACATCCGAATAAAGATAAAGTGTCGAATTTTAAAATTATTGCAGATATGGATGCGCCCTTTGATTATTATTACTACTTTTGCTATTGTCGAATTTTAAAAAAAATATTGCTTATGAAATTAACTCAAGAACAGATTTCTAAGATTCAGCAGAAGCTTTTTATTGCAAAATCATGTCCTAACTGCGGATGTACTGATGATAAATCGGTAGATCCAAACAGCTTTGAATTAATTGCGCATGATGTTCAAGGCGACAGCATCAATTTTGGTGGTAATATGACTTATCAACCATTATTGGCTGTTAGATGTCCTCGATGCTCTTTTACTTCATTGTTTAATCTGAAGACTTTAGGGGTATTATAAATCTACCCAGAATAGTATTAGAACCATTATTATCTATTACTAAACCACCTTTACTTAATCCGCATTTCTTAATAGATTTGCGGATTTTGTTTATTGCTCTTTTCTTCATATTTATCTTTGTTATTCGTTAATCAATTTCTTTGATAAGCTCACTCACCAACCATTCAGGTGGAATGGCTCTTGCTTTACAGAAATTTTCTATATCTTCTCTTTTAATGTCAGACACCTTATGTCCTCGAATAGTCAACTCTCTTTGAGGAGCTTCTATTTTCCTGCGAGTTGTACATCCATATTTATCTTTATAATCATTCATATTCTTGATTTACTCTACAATTTCCCCTTTAATCCTTACCCTTTAGCCCAAAGATTGAGGAAATTCACCTGTTATATAAAATATTTCTCCCATATAATCAGCTTTTTCAGATAGCCCTTTATCATTTATCAACAAAATAGCTTCATGAGCTACCTTTTCATACATACCCAACAAAATTGGTTCAGGCATCCGTTTCGTTTGCCAAATTTCTTTTGCTGTATCTAACATTTTCACCTCACACCCCAAACGATTGGCTGTTAGCAGAATAATGGCATAAGCAATGTAAGCGGGTATCATTGTTTCTCTTTTTTCATTTTCCATCGTTTTATTCATTTTTCTATTGTTATGAATTAGTGTAAACGCCTTCATCGCAATTCTCAATGCGTGACTGACATTCACTTACTACCTCTTTTAAAATCTCCGCACACTCTTCATTTGAGTAGTTTTGCAGCAATTCATCAATATGCTGCATTATATCATTTACTTCCATACGCTTTTTTTGCCATTATATTAATTAACTTTATTGTCTTATCACTCAATTTACCATTAGCTGTTGTAACGTGCTGGATGGACTTATGTAATTGGATTCTGCTCATTTTTTACTTGTATTGAGTTATTTCTTCTTTTTAGATTCACGTTCCATTTTTCTTCGCTGTTG